ACTGGCGCCCAAAAGGAAGCCAAGGCAGCACTGTCCGGCACAGTTAGTGCGGCGCTGGCATATGGCAATACTTTGCCAGGTGTTACAGACAAGACACTTGACCTTGCCGATGCTTCCATGGAGGCATCACGCAGCATCTATGCCGTTCTGGAAGCCGCTGTCAATGCAGCGCGTATTCAACGCGATCTCGCTAACACCGCAGGCACAGTCACCTCAGCAATCCGCGCTGGCCTTGAAGTTGGCCCGATGTGGGACCAGCTGCTTGCCAAGTTGCAGAACGGCTATGTGCGACTTGAGGAAGGCGCCAAGCGTGCGACTGGTGGGGCTAAGTCTGCCAATGATGAACTTGACAAACTTTCAACGAAGAAGCAAGCACGCCTTGATGCGTTGAAGGAATTGGCTGAAACGGCGCGCGAGTCAATGAAGGAAATGCGTGACAGCATTTACGCCACGGTTTCCGGTTGGCTGAATATTGGCACGGCTGCTGAGGCGTATGCCGCTCGACAGAAGGCGGTGTCGGACACGCTTGCTGCGTTGGAAGAAGGCCGCAGCCGCATCACCAAGGAAGCAACTGCTGAGCAACTTGCTGACTTGCAGAAACTTGCCGATGAGCATGAGCGTGCCAAGGCTGCGGCTGCTGCTGGCGCACAGTCCATTGTTGGCGAGTTCATGGACCAGGCTAAGAAGTTTGGCGAGTTCGGCAAGAAGATGCGTGAATTGCTTGCCGCTGGCTTGAACCGCACGACGTTCATGCAGATCATGGAACTCGGCGCTAATCGTGGCTCTGAGGTTGCTGACGCATACTTGAAGGGCAACACTCAAGAGCTCATCGCGCAGACTAACGACACGGTGCGTGAGTACGACAAGCTCAGCCAGGAGATTGCTGAGGAATCGTCACGCGCCTTCTACCAGGCTGGCCTTGCATCTGCGGTGGCACTGCTGAAGGCGTTCTCTGTAACACTTGGCAAGAATGGCGCAGCGCGCAAGGAATTGAAGGCGTTGATCAAAGACCTTGAAAAGGATTTGACAATCAACGTCACAACCAATGTGGCAACACCTAGCGGTGGCACTCAAACTTTCACCACCGCAACTGCTGGTGATGGTGGCGTTGGAGGTACTTACACAGGCAATGAGATTCTTGCCGTTGCCCCTGCCGCACAGTTGGGCGGCATGAATGAATTGCTGAGCAACTTGGACCGCCTGTTTGGCCCGACACCTTTTGCGACTGGCGGAATCGTGATGGGTCCGACTGTGGGCCTTGTCGGCGAGGCTGGCCCTGAGGCGATCATTCCGCTGGACCGTCTCGGGGACATGGGCGGCAGCACCACCAACATCAACCTGACCGTCAATGCTGGCATGGGCACGGACGGCGCTGAGGTGGGCCGCCAAATCGTTGATGCGCTCAAGCAGTATCAGCGGCGCAATGGTCCTATTCCGGTGAGCGTCAATGGATAGCGTTGTAAAGATTGCCTTTGACCTGAACGCTGCTGGTCAAGGTAACTTCTTTACGCTAGACGATCCCGTCAAGGGCGTGCTCGGTGGGACGGCTGATGACTACCCTCTGGCTGGCGACATTCTCACGGATGTGACTGCTGATGTTCGCGCTATCCGCGTGCGTCGTGGGCGCTCTAACTTGCTGGAAAAGTTTCAGGCAGGTGCGCTTGATGTAGTGCTCAATAACCGTGAGCGTCTGTATGACCCGACAGCAGGCACAGCCGTTTCGCCTTACGCGCCGAGTATCAAGCCACGCAAGGAAGTTGTGGTGGAGTTCAATGGGCAGCGCGCGTTCTCTGGTCAGGTTGAGGACTGGGACCTTGCCTACTCAGTAGGTGGCGATTCCACGGCGACTGTCAAAGCATCTGACGGTTTTGCGCTGTTGGCGCAGCAGGCGATTGCACCGCATACGGCTACGGCTCAGGCGACTGGTGCGCGTGTGTCAGCGATCCTTGACCGCTCAGAGATTGCCTGGCCTGCTGGTCGGCGCAACATTGACGCTGGCCTTGCCACGTTGCAGGCTGACGCTATTGGCGGCACTGCTAACCCTGCACCTGTCAATGCCCTGGCTTACTTGCAGCAGGTAGAGCAGGCTGAGCCTGGCGCACTTTTTGTGTCCAAGGACGGCTTGCTGACGTTTCGGCAACGCACAGACTTGCAGCAAGTCACGGCTGTGTCGTTCACTGATGACGGCACTGGCATACCGTTCACCTCCATTGCAGTCGAATACGGCACAGAGCAATTGCGCAATTCGGTGTCCATTGCTCGACTGAACGCAGGCACGGCGACCGCTGAGAACACTACGTCCCAGTTGAACTACGGCATCACTGCGTTTGAGATCACCAATTCCCTACTGGCTGACGATACGCAGGCGCAGGACTTGGCTGACTGGCTGGTGAACCTGTATGGCGAACCGCAGTTGCGCATCAAGTCCGTGGGCCTGGTGCTGTCGGCGCTGCCTGTCGATCAGGCTAATGCGGTGCTGGGCCTTGAGCTTGGCGATGCGGTGCAGGTGGTGTTCACGCCTAATGGCATCGGCTCACCTATCTCGCGCTATGTGTCCATTGATGCCATTGAGCACGACGTGACCGCATCGGCTCATCTTGTGACACTTGATTTTTCAGCGACTATCGGCGGCTTCGTTTTGGATTCATCTGTGTTCGGCGTATTGGACTCCAATGTTCTCGGTTTCTAGGGAAGGGCAATAAATGTCTGGCAGAAAAACATTCACAGCTGGCGACGTTTTGACGGCAGCTGATGTTCAGGATTACCTGATGGATCAATCCGTCATGGTGTTTGCTGGCACTGCTGCGCGTGCGTCGGCTATTGCCTCACCAACTGAAGGCATGGTGACTTACCGCACAGATGATGACATTGTTGAAACTTATGACGGTTCGGCTTGGCAATCTGTCGCACCTGCTGACACCGCAGGGCTGGTGTTGATTACGTCACAGTCGTTTAGTGCGACATCAAGTGTTAGTGTGAATAATTGCTTCACCAGCACTTACGGTAATTATAAGGTAATGATTAGTGGATTAACTAGCAGCGTAGATGATGTGCGGATCGACTTACGTTTTCGCGTTTCCGGTACAGATAACACCGCATCGGACTACTACGATCAAGAATTTTATGCCAATGGAACATCATTGACAGGATCTAGGCAATCGGCACAAACATATATTCGTTTCGGTTATTCGCAAATAGCGGGGCCAAATCATATTTCTGCGGAATTCATGAATCCGCAGGCAGCATCCCGAACTAGTATCACAGCGATGACTTTACTTGGTTCGGGCGGACCAAAACTTATCGTAAGTTCACAAATGCATCTAGGCGCAACGTCTTTTGATGGATTTTCGGTTTTTCCTGCAAGCGGCACTTTTAGTGGAACTATCCGCGTTTACGGCTACAAGAACTCTTAGGGGTAGTAATGAATATTCTTGAAATCTGGGCCGACACTGGCGAAGTCATTACACGCGAACCCACCGAAGCGGAAGCAGTACAGATGGCTGTGGATGCTGCCGCTGCTGAAGAAGCACGGGCTGCTGCTGAGCAGGCTGAGGCGGTGCGTGTTGCTGCTGGTGAGTCTGCGGTGGCGAAGTTGGCTGCTCTTGGTTTGTCGGAGGTTGAGGTTGCGGCGATTATTGGACAAGTCCCATGATCTTTGATCAACCCTCCGACCTAGTGCCTCTCGTCATCATCGCCACGGCGATCCTGTCCGGCCTTGCCTGGTTGATTCGTGCACAGATCCAATTGCACAAGTCGTTTCAACCTAACGGCGGATCATCGGTCAAGGATCAGCTCAACCGCATTGAGGCCGATGTGCAGCGCGTTCGTGATCGAGTAGATGCACACATTGACTGGCACATGGATCAGTAGTGCCACTATTCAAGACAGCCAGCGGCACAGACAAGCAAGTGATACAGCCGCGCACTTGGACAAGCGTGCGATTTGCGGGCCGGACCAGCATCAACCTGACCAAAGACGGTTGGAGCATCTACGGCGTGATGCTGCGCGTGCAGTATCCAGATGACGGCTGCCCGAGCACACTCAAAGGCAGGCTGGTGCGATTCCCTGAAACCAACCGCGAGGACTGGACAGGCTTTGATGACAAGTCACCGCTACCAGGACAGACGCGGCATCACTCGTGGCATCACTTCCTTATTGGTCAGCCTGGCTTGAACGTGGCGTTTCGTGTGTGGCATGACGGAAAGCAACCCGTGCTGCTCGACGGGCGGCAGTTCAAGTGGACGCGCCTGAAGTAGCGCAAACCCTCAACTAACCCAGGTGACCGCCTGGGTTTTTTTATTACCTGCGGAGGTACATATGTGGTCCCTGTCATTCTGGAAAGACGCAGCTGAGCGCGCTATCCGCACCGCTGCCCAAGCATTGCTGGCCCTGTGGGGCACGCAAGTCACGGGCATCATGCAGGTGGACTGGCTGCAGGCCGGCTCTGTTGCTGCTCTTGCTGCCTTGACGAGCGTGCTCATGTCCCTGATTGCCACTGGCGTTGGAGACAAGGGCACGCCTTCTTTCGTGGACGAGGCATGAAATACGCCAAGACCTTGCAGGCTGCCTTGATTGCGCGCCTGGGTGACAAGGTGGAGTTCATGCCTGGCTGGGA